TCAAGATGAAATACAAGATGAAATACAAGATGATAAAATACATTATAAAAAAAAGGTAAATAATTTAAATGTCGAAAGTATATCAAAATTAATAACACCGAAAGAAATAGAAGAATGTTTACCAATATCAAAAAAAAATTTAGAGTTTGTAGAAAAAATACGAACTGAAATAGTTGACATTTTAAATGGGGTGTCAAATCGTAAAATTATCATTGTTGGGCCGTGTTCCATTCACAATATAGAATCTGCAAAAGAATATGGACTAAAATTAAAGAAAATTTCGGATAAAGTAAAAGATAAAATCTTAATTGTTATGCGAGTTTATTTTGAAAAACCAAGAACAACTGTAGGGTGGAAAGGATTGATAAATGATCCAGATTTGGACAATACATTTAATATCAATAAAGGGTTGAAAATGGCTAGAGAACTTTTGATTTTTTTAAATGACAATGAGATCCCGTGTGGTTATGAAGTATTAGATACATTCACGCCTCAATATATTGGCGAATTAATTTCGTGGGGAGCGATAGGTGCCAGAACAACTGAAAGTCAAGTGCATCGTCAATTAGTATCTGGTTTGTCAATTCCCATAGGGTTTAAAAATACGAGCAGTGGTGATTATAAAATAGCAGTTGATGCTATAATTTCTGCGAGACACCCGCATTGTTTTTATGGTATTGATAAATATGGACAAGCATCTATAGTAAAAACAACTGGTAATGCAAATTGCCACATTGTTTTGCGAGGATCAAATAGTGGTACAAATTATCAAAATTACGAAATTAATTTGGTAAAAGATGTGTTATTATTTTCAAAATTGAATCAAGATAATATAATGGTGGATTGTTCACACGGCAATAGTCGGAAAAATTATACAAACCAATCAAAAGTATTTCATTATTTAATTAATGAATTATATAAAAATCCAAAATTTATAATTGGAATGATGTTAGAATCAAATTTAGTTGAAGGAAAACAAAAGTTGATTTATGGAGATGCTGATAAATTAGTGTGGGGTAAAAGTATCACGGATTGTTGTATTGATATTAAAACAACAGAAGAATTGATTGTATGTTTATATGAAAATTTAGATTAATGGTATTGGATTTTTTATGGTATTATGGGAAATATCTGTAATTAATTTTTTTTTATATTTAAACCATAATATTGTCATTAAAATATGAGATATACTAGGTGGTATACAGGATATTATAAATACAATATCGTTAGTGTTAATACTATATATGAAATATAATATATCAGAAATAATAGCTATTATTAAAAAAAAAATGTTTATATCTTCAACTTTTTTAGTTTTATACATTTGTAAAATTTGCGGAGATAGTGATACTGCACCTATAATAATTGCTAAATAACCAATATAATTAATCATTAACTAATATATATTGATTTATTATTTTATTAGGAAACCAACGAACCCATAAAACATTCCAAATGCGGATAATATATGCCACGCAGCGTGGAAAGGCATATTTTCAATATTTTCACATAAAAACTGATCTATTAGCCAACAAATTGAACCAATTGTAAAACAAAAAATATATAATCTTATAAATACAAGTTGTGATTTATATAATTTTTTATGATATGTTTCATATACAATATATAATTGCATACACGCAAATGCAATAAAAAATAAAATGAAATATTCTTTAATAAACCAATAATAGATTATAATGGCATAATATCCTTTATCTGATAAATTTGTATGAATAAGTTGTATAGCAGAATAAGAAATTATTAACATACTGCACTCGTCCAACCACTGTCCATAATATCTTAAGGTGGTGTGCATAATCATTGTTGATAATCCTAAAAATATCATAGATATCCCGATATGCTTTATATTTGTTACTAAAAAAAAGGATCCAAATAAAATATATGGTATTGCTGAAATAGTATTTGTATATTCAGCAATCCATTCAGATTGTATATATTTTTTTTCGCAAAATCTTATTGTAATATCAGGTTGACCCCAATAAAAAATGGAATGATTCATAATTAAATAAAAATATAATTATATATTTAAATAAAATCAATAAATGATTTATGGTTTCAAACGCGGTTTCAATGGGTTCTTATTGATGCAAATATTTTTATATTTTTTAAGTAAAATATAAAATATAAAAATTTAATTGGAGTAAGCAAGACCACCCATACCACTCATAACACGAAGGACATTGTAGTTGGTGGCGTAGACACGGACCTTGGCTGTGGCGGAAGAACCGATGGCAGCAGCCGAGACAACGAGTTGGAGAGTAGCGTTATCAATACGCGAGAAATTGCACGTTCCGGAAGGCTGGTGCTCTTCAGGGCGGAGTGCGAATGAGTAGACATTGATACCGGTATCTGGGTGTCTGGTGTGATGTTGGAAAGGTTGGACGAGATCGAAGTAGGTTCCTTCGCGCTCAGAGAAGCGATCTTGACCGTTAAGTTGAAGCTTGGCGGTGACAACTGGGTTTTCGCCCCAGCAGTGAAGCTTGCGGGAAGTTTCACAAAGAACAAAGGCACCCGCATCTGACACACCATTGTTAACACCTGCACTGAAGGCAGTACTAAGGTCTGTAACTGCGGCGGCCGAAAGGTCGTTGGTCGCAATCTGCGTTGCATTTCCACCAGCAGTCACATCGTTAAAGAGACCATTAGTGTTAATGACGGAATTGTTTTTTTTATCATCGCTGGTAGCACCATCGCCCGTAAGTTGTCCAGTTGAAGAGAATGCGCGGATTGAGTTTGGAAGAGCATCAATTGCGTCAGTGTAGTTAAATGGTTGCGCACCGAGGGCCATATTAAGTTTTTCATCAACATCAAAAGAATCGCAATAGGAAACATTTACATCGGGTTGGACGACCCAAATAATTTCCTTACACGGGTGATTGAAATTCAATTTAACTTTGTTACTGGATGATCCGATGGATTCATCTCCAGTAAATTGAAGCTGCTCAATAAGGTATTCGTGTGGGTTTTGTGCCATACGTCTGCGCTCATCGGTATCAAGGAAAACGTAATCAACGTAGAGGGATGCGGCAACAAGAGATTTTTGGTAGGAAGCAGAGTGTTTTCCTTTGTTATCGCCAGAGGAATCAATACCATTAACGGCCCACAAACATTCATCCATAGGACGAAGCTCAATGTTAATCTTAACTTCGTGGTATTGAAGAGCGATCAACGGGAGAGCAAGACCTGGGTTGCGGCAAAACCAAAATTCAAGGGGGATGTAAAGAGTTGTTTCGGGGAGTGCCTTTCTTGGGGCACAAACTGCTTGGGGGACACCGGTTGCCGAGCAAGCGGTGGCAACATCCGCGAATAGAGGATCGGTAAGGAACGTAAGTTGTGTGGTATTGCCGACCATTTTGTGAAAACCTTCTTCTTGTTCCGAAGTAAGGGTAAGTTGATTCCAAATATGCATCCAATCGCCGTATTGGCGATCGATGCGCTGACCTCCAATCTCAACTTCAACCATTGAGATGAGCTGATGACCGGGGTTATCCAACCAACGAGCATAAACCTTATCGCTGTCGTCTGGTCCAATTTGAGGAAGCGTAACTTGGAGATAGGTGCGGTAGCACAAATCACCGTTTCGTGACACAGTGCATTGGACTCTGCGACCGAAGTCAGCTTGTCCGTTAAAAGTTTGTTCAATAGATTCCATAGCAAAATTGGTGTGACGTCTGTAAGTTACCTTCCAGAAAGTGATTTGAGGGTTACCCGTAAGATAAACATCTTGGGCACCGTAAGCGACTAGTTGCATAAGACCTCCTCCCATATTATTATAATATTCCTAAAGAAAATAATATTTCAATATTTAATTTAATTAAATTAAATTAAATATATGTAATGATAAATCATTGAGTGATTTTTAAATTTGACTCGATAAACCGTTTAATATAATTATCTAAAAATACTTCTTTTTTACCTTCGTGATTTTTTGAAAAAATATATAAATTATTTGTTTTTTTAATTTTCCAACCTTTTTCCAATGCATTGTAAATCAAGATCATTTTGGTTTTTTTTACAATATCAATATCATCATATATATTTATATTTTCCAATGATATATCCATTTATCATTTAAAAATATTTAAAAACAATATATTTACTTTATTATTTATTTATTTTTTAGTATAAATAATTATTATTAAAGAAGTATATATGCCCAATTTTAAACCAAAAAAAAAAAAAAAAATAAAAAAAAAAGGGAAAATTAAAATTACATTGGATAAAAAACATAGAGAAAAAATGTTAGAATTTCAAAATATTAAACAAACTTTAATACCCGTTTTAAATAAAGAATTAGACATTTTAAAAATTAAATTTAAAAATTCCAATAATATTGAAGATAAATTAACAATTAAAGAAAAAATTAAAGAAATTAATGTTCAGAAAAAAAAAGAAAAAATTAAAGAAAAAGAATATTTATTAAAGAATTCTAAATATATATTTAATTATTTTGAGAAAAAGAAAAATTTATCTTTGGGAAATACTACAAATAAAAAAAATATTTTAAATAATTTTTTTAATAAAGATGGCAAAGAGTGCAATAAAGAAATAACAGAAGATAGTTATGAATTTAATTCCAATGTTAATGCTTATTTAACAAATATTGATAAAACATATATAGATTTGGAAAATTATAAAATTAAATATGATATATGTGTACATTGTTTTGGTGAATTAATACCAATTGAAAATTTAGGTGTGTTAGTTTGCAAAAAATGTAGTCGGCAAAGTAATTTTCTTATTGAACACGAAAAACCTTCTTATAAAGAGCCCCCCAAAGAAGTATGTTTTTATGCTTATAAAAGAATTAATCATTTTAGAGAAATACTTGCACAATTTCAAGCGAAAGAAACAACACAAATTCCTAAAAAGGTATTGACTGACATAAAAGAACAAATAAAAAAAGAAAGAATTAATTTGAAACAAATGACAAATAAAAAAGCTAAAGATATTTTAAAAAAATTGGGATATAATAAATTTTATGAGCATATACCGTTTATTAAAGATAAATTGGGAATTAAACCGCCTGTTATGAAACCCGAATTAGAAGAGAAATTATGTAATTTATTTATGGATATCCAACAGCCATATTCGCGTCATTGTCCAGATACAAGAGTTAATTTTTTGAATTATTATTATGTATTGTATAAAATGTGCGAATTATTGGATGAAAAGATTTTTTTACCATATTTCCCAATGTTAAAAGATCCGGTTAAAAGAATTGAACAAGATGTGATTTGGAAGAAAATTTGTAAAGAATTGAATTGGGAATTTATACCTACCATCTAAACTTTTGGGAAAAGTTTGACAAAACGGGAACTTTTGGTAACTTTTGGGGAAAAGTTTGACAAAACGGGAACTTTTGGTAACTTTTGGTAACTTTTGGGAAAAGTTTGACAAAACGGGAACTTTTGGGGGAAAAGTTTGACAAAACGGGAACTTTTGGTAACTTTTGGGAAAAGTTTGACAAAACGGGAACTTTTGGGGAAAGTTTATTCTCTATATGTTGTTCTTCTCATAAGACTATTATTTAAATCGCAATATCTTCCCGACATTTCCCTTTCA